GCAAACACTGTGGTCTGGTGGGCACCGACATCCTCGCTCGAGACCTACGCACAGGCCAACGCTCGGGTGCATCGCAAGGGGCAGACCAACAAGTGCACCGTGGTGCAGCTGCAAGGTTCTGGCGTAGAACGTCGTGTCTACAAACTGCTTGACGAGAAGATTGACGTCCACACAAAGGTTGTCGATCTTTATAAAGAAATGCTTGACTAGTGCAAAGAATGTAACTAAATGTCATGTCTTGATAGTGCAGGAGAACCACTATGACTGAGGATACCGTGGGCAATACCGCCCTTACCCCCGAGGTGCTGACCAAGACCTACATCAAAATCCGCGACAAGCGGGCCGAGCTCAAAGCCGAGTTCGAGCAGAAGGACGAGGTTCTGGAGATGCAACTCAACACCATCAAGTCGGAACTGCTCGACTACTGCAAGACACAGGGTGTTGATAGCGTCCGCACCGCCGCCGGACTGTTCTACCGTGGTATCAAGACGCGCTACTGGACCAATGACTGGGACTCGATGAACCGCTTCATCTTGGAGCATGGCATCCCCGAGTTTTACGAGAAGCGCCTGAACCAGACCTCGGTGAAGCAGTTCCTCGAAGAAAACCCCGACGTGCTACCTCCCGGCCTGAACGTGGACAGCGAGTACGTCATCACCGTGAGGAAGAAGTAATGACCACTGAAACCGAAACCCCCTTCGTGACCATCGAGGTTGTCGCCAAGCGCTTCATCGTGTCTGTCGCAACCGTGCGCACGTGGGTCAAGACGGGTGCTATTCCGAAGCACACGTACCTCAAGATCGGAAACACCTACCGGTTCAATTTGCCGGAGGTTGAGACCGCACTAACCAGCGGGCACAAAGAGCCCGTGCAACTGGAGCTCGATCTGGGAGATCGGCAATGACCAGAGGTGAATACCGCGTCGGCATCAACTTCAACCCGTCGGCTGATGACATGGTTGGGAAGATCAAGCGCGCAGCTGCTGACCTGATCGACCTGATTGAAAGCATCGAGGAGCATCCGGCGCAGCTCGATATGCGTCACAGCGAGATTCGACGTCTCAAGGCGCTCGCCCAAACTCACATCGAAGATGCGGCGATGTGGGCGGTGAAAGCCGCGACTAAACCTGCATTCAACAAAAACTGAGGAGAACTACCATGGGTGAAATGACCCTTTTTGGCGGCAACAACCCCCTTGCAAACAGCGACCTCTTCAAGTCGCTGCAGGAGATGAACAAAACCCTATCGGGTGGAGTCGGCGGCGCAGGCAAGCGCCTCTCGATCAAGGGCGGCAAGTTCCGTCTTTTCGTGGACGGTGAGCAGGTCTCCGTGTCCAAGTCCGACACCATGAACATGGTTGTTGTGAACGCTGCGTCGATCTCGCGGACCTACTATGAAGGCAGCTACGACCCGAATAGCACCTCTCCGCCCGTGTGCTGGTCGGTGGACACCAAGTCCCCTGCCGCCGAGGTTCCGGCGGATCAGCGTAAGGCATCGCGCTGCGCCGACTGCCCCATGAACGTGAAGGGCTCTGGTGCGAACAACGGACGTGCATGCCGCTTCAACCAGCGCTTGGCCATCACTCTTGAGGGCAAGCCGGACGAGGTCTACCAGCTGCAGCTGCCTGCAACCTCCATCTTCGGCGAAGCCAAGGGTGGCGACATGGGCATGCAAGCCTATGCCAAGTTCCTCGACGCTCACAACACGCCGATCATCGCGGTCATGACTGAGATGCGGTTCGATGAGAACGCCGAGACGCCGAAGCTGTTCTTCAAGCCCGTGCGCCCGCTGACCGGCGAGGAATTGGAAGCCGCTGTGGTCGCCAAGGACAGCGAAGACGCAACCAAGGCCATCACGCTGAGCGTCTCTCCGACGGGTGGCAAGAAGGATTCCGCTGCAGGGACCAAGAGCTACAACCCTGCCAAGGAAAAGATCATCGTCGATGATGAGGATGAGGTTGAAGAGCCGAAAAAGGCCGAAGCCAAGAAGGCTGCACCTCCGCCGACCGACAAGAGCAACCTCTCCGCTCTTGTTTCGGAATGGGACGACGAGTAATCCTTAATAGGCTGGCCGCGACGGGGTATAAAAATAACCTCGCCTCGTCGCGGCAACCCAACCTAGTAGAGTGGCGGCAATGAATACATCGACGTTTTTGCAGGCCGTTCTTGGCACTGCGGGCTCCTACTGCGTTCTAGCTCTCGGCGAAGGCCGACGCATTCAGAAGTTCTACGACACAATCGAGCAGCTTGAGCAGGCTGCAAACAACTTCGACGAAAACGGCTTCGATGCCTACTATGCCCTCGGCACTTTCGAGGAAGCGGGTTCACGTGAGGCCGAGAACGTCAAGCAGATGCGGGCGTTCTACATGGACCTCGACTGCGGGGTTAACCTCCGCACGGGCAAGGCCAAGGACTTCCCAGATCAAGCGACAGCCATCGGGGCCCTCAAGGACTTCGTAAAAGCCAACAACCTACCCAAGCCGTTCCTCGTGAGCTCTGGCTATGGTGTGCACGTCTACTGGCCGCTCTCGCAGCCCGTTGACCTAATGACGTGGCTCCCGGTGGCAGAGAAGCTCAAGGCGATGGCCAAGGAGCAGGGCTTCAAGGCGGACGAGACAGTCACCGCCGACGCCGCCCGCGTGCTGCGAGTTCCGGGGACACACAACTACAAAGGCACCGAGCCTAAGCCCGTGTCGTTCTTCGGGGTGTCAGCTCCAGAGCCTGTGGCGTTCGAAGACTTTGCAAACTCGCTGTCGTCCGTCGCGGTAAAGCCGAGTTTTGTAGCACCTGCGCGCAAGTTCACCCCGGCGGTGACCAACAGTGCGATGATGGACGCCCTGATCGGGAAGCGCGAAGCCTCGTTCAAAATGATTATGCAGAAGACCATCGCTGGCAAGGGCTGCGCCCAGCTGGCGTTCTGCGTAGAGAACCGCGCCTCTCTGGAAGAGCCCATGTGGCGGGCGGCGCTGTCTATCGCCAAGCACTGCAGCGATTCACCGAGGGCTGTGCGCGCCGTCTCTGAGGGCCATCCTGACTATGACGAGCACGACGCCATGAAGAAGGCTGATCGCATCGCAGGGCCATACCTCTGCGGGCGGTTCGATGAATACAACCCGGGTGGCTGCGCAGGCTGCCCGCACCTGAACAAGATCAAGTCACCCATCGTGCTTGGCCAGCAGTTCAAGGAAGCCGAGCCAGAAGACAATATCGTCGAGGTGGTTAACCCCGAGCAGCCCGATGCACCGCCGAAGACCTACGAGATACCGTCATACCCGAGCCCCTATTTCCGGGGCAAAGATGGCGGTGTTTTCATCCGGGCCACAGATGATGACGGGGACGTCATTGAACGCGTGGTCTGGCACAACGATCTCTACGTTGTGCGGCGCTTGACAGACCCCGAGCAGGGTGAAGTCATTGAGATGCGTCACCATCTACCGATGGACGGGGTGCGCTCCTTTGTGGTGCCCCTCTACGTGGTCACGTCGAAAGACGAATTTCGCAAGGTTCTCGCCACGTATGGCGTTATGGCAATCAACAGGGAAGTGGATGCGATCATGAGTTTCACACAGAGCATGGTGAAAGACCTGCAGATCACCACGCAGGCCGACAGTGCACACCGCCAGTTCGGCTGGCTACCAGACTTCAAGGGCTTCGTCCTCGGCGGGCAGGTCATTCATTCCGACCACGTCGAGTTCAACGCACCGTCGGCGGCAACGCGCGGTATGATTGATTTCTTCGAGCCCAAGGGCACGCTGGACGGCTGGCGGGATGCCGTCAACTTCTACAACAAGCCGGGGTTCGAGCTGCACCAGTTCATCACCTGCGTCGGTTTCGGCTCGGTGCTGATGAAGTTTCTCCCTATCAACGCGTCTCTCCTGCACCTGTGGTCCAAGGACTCGGGCTTCGGTAAGACCCACGCCCAGTATGCAGCCCTGTCTCCGTGGGGCGATCCGCGCAAGCTGCTGCTCAAGCAGGACGACACCCATAACTCCAAGATGAACCGCGCCGATGTGATGCACAGCCTGCCGGTTTGCATGGACGAGATCACCAACATCCGACCACAGGACGCCTCAGAACTTATTTACCAGATCACTGGCGGGCAGCAGCGCAACCGGATGTCTGCAAACGGCAACACCGAGCGCTACCGCGGAGAGCCGTGGAACCTGCTGTTCATCTCGTCAGCAAACTGCAGCCTGATCGACAAGGTGGCGATGGCCAAGGCAATGCCGAAAGCTGAGGCGCAGAGGGTTCTCGAGATCGAGACGAGCAGGCTGTTCACCGAGAAGGCCGACAAGCGCCTGACGGATGCGTTCAGCAACCAAATCCAGAACAACTACGGGCATGCCGGTATCATCTTCATCCAGTATGTCATGTCGAACCTGTCGGAGACGCGGCTCCTTGTTGAGACTCTGCAGCGCCAGATCGACCAAGCGGCAGACCTTGGGCCTGAGAACCGGTTCTGGTCAGCGGCAGCGGCCACCGCCCTTGCAGCGGCTGTGATCTGTAAGCACCTCCAGCTGCTCGACTATGACGTGCCGACCCTGCGCAGCTACATCCTCAAGAACATCCTCAAGGGTAACAAGGCTGCCAGCGCCGATATGTCCCTCGACCCGATGGACCTCGTGACCGCCTATACCTACCAGAACTTGGGCCGCATCCTGCAGATCAAATCGACGCTCGACCGCCGCAGCAAGGACTACGTCAACGGCATCGACGAGCTGGTTGTGCCAGATCAGCAGCCCCGCACCGCCGACATTGTGGGCCGCTATGAGACCGACCTGAACATCCTCTACCTCCTGCCGACACCGTTCAAGGCGTGGCTGGCTGAGCAGCAGGTCAACTACAACTCGGTCATCGCCGAGCTCAAGACCAAGTATCAGGCTAAGAAGACCAAGGTTCGTCTGACCAAAGGCACCAAGCTGCAGATGCCCGTAGCCGATGTCATTGAGGTGCCGATTGTGCTAAACGATCCGAATGGCGAACAAGATAAATGACCTAGACCCGGATGGGGTACGGATCATCGTACCTTGGGATCAACTGCACGTGGGGGGCTCGCTCTTTGTCCCCTGCGTAAACATAGACCTCTGCCGCAGGCAGGTTGACAAAGTCGCGGAGAGGTTAGGCATCAGACTAACATGCCGCCAGAGAGTGGAGTACCAGCTCTTGGGGTTGCGCATATGGAGAACCGCATGATATTGTGCGCCTGACAGAAGAGCTTGCCGCCAGCTCGCCTCCTGTTGTTCTTCATCCTGACCCCGGCTTCGCGCCGGGGTCTTTTTTATCCGCCCCAGAGCGACGTGTCTTCGTCGTACTCGCTTATGTACTGCTCTGCACGACCCCGTCCGGTCGGGCTGAACGACACACCACCGATCATTTCCTGCGACCGCTGCTGGAAGCTACGCTGCGACCGGGTGAGGGTCTCGCCAGAGATTGCATCCTCGGGGTACGTGCGGCTGAACTCTCGCATCTCTTTGAGAACCTCGCGCACCTCAGCGAAATCGCCCTCGCGGAACGCAAGGTTGTACTTGCGGAGCAGCTGACGTTTCTTCGACCGAACCGCCTCGTCGATCTTCTTTGCCCCGGACACACGCTCTTGTTCACGTGCATAGGCACCGGGGGTGTAGCCGATTATCTGCAGGGCGATGTCCAAGTTGGACACAGGGATGACCTCGTCACCACGGAGAGTGGTCGCGCCTTCTGTGGCAAAGCGAGTTGCCTTCATCCCGCTCTTGATGACCGACGGCATCATGGCTTCCACGCCGCGATACAGTTCCCCCTGCGACAGCAGCTCGATGCCACGTTCGGTGTTCATAAAGACGCCGACTGCCGGACCCCCGAGCATCTCAAACAGATCGTACAGGGCGCTCTGGTCCTTCTCGATCTTGTTTTCGCGGAAGATGAGACCGCTCATCGAGATACGCGAGGCGATCTCGGCACCGGTGAGATAGTTCAAGGCCCCGTGGTAGAACGGCTCCCGCAGGAACTTCTCGATCACGACCTCCGCCGGTTCTTCCTCGTCGTCGGTGAACAAGAGGTTGAACACCGCCATCAGTTCCCCGAAGAACGGCAGACCCTGCACACCAGCGAACAGGGCGGTCGTGCCTAGCATGCCGATGATCTGGTAACGCGCGACCGCCCGGTCTTCCTTTGACGCCCCACGCAGTGCCTGATTGGCAGTGCCGATGATGTAGCGGGCCATGTGCAGGCCGAACCGTTTGAACATGAACACCACAGAACCGACAGCACTCTGAGCGAAGCGCGGTGCGGTGGAGGCACCGATGCTGCCGTTGATACGTTCAGTGACCTCGATGGCCTTCTTGGCAGCCGCGATCTTTGCCTCGCGGCTGACCGGCCCAGTGATCTTACCAAGCTCAAGGTTATAGGCGGCGACGGCCATGGTCTGACGGTTGAACCGTTCTGCTTGGTGCATCAGGAAGCCGGACCACTGGTTGATCCTTTGCAGGAACCCGGCATCCGCGTCGAGCATTTCCTGCGCCATGGAGTTGGTCAGCATGCCGTTGGCAGAGAGCGCCTCAACCAGCACGTCCAAGTTCGCAAGTTTGTTGCGCAGGGCTTTCGGGATGGGCTTGTCGGAGCGGAGAACGTACTCCCCTTTGTCGTTGACCTCGAAGTAGTTGGCCACAGAACCGAAGTCGTCAACGCTGGAGGAATCCCGCAGCACCATGCCGTCCGGCCCGAAGGAGCGAACCCGCTTCGTTTTGCCTGCGTTCATCAACAGACGGCCCGCCGATCCAAGTTCCCGAATAGACGCACCGAGACCGTAGCGCCCGCCGAGTTCGGTGGTGCCGATCATCGGAATCTGCATCAGGTTGTTGAGCGCCGCGGCGATGCTAAACCCGAGCGTCATGCCGAAGGTGACGCCACGAGCGACCTGCGCTGTTCCGCTAATCCGTGGGCTCTGCGCAAACGTGGCGCGGTCCATGAACTCGTCATGGTAGGCAATAACCGCCTGCTTTTCACCTGCGGTCAGGTCCTGCGACCTCTTCAAGTTCTCCAACGTCGTCCGTGAGGTATTTTTCAGGGCTTGGATTTTAGCCCCGTACTTGATGTTGGCCAGCTGGTAGGCCAGCGACGAAGTCTTTTCAGCCAGCGCCTGCACCATGTCCGTCGGACGGTCAACTACACCGAGCGGGGTGATATCCCCCATGAAGCCCCTCGTGCCTTTACGCTTGTTGAAGGACTGCATGATCGAGTGTTCAGGGGTGAACCGCACGAACATATCTTGGACGGCTGCGATAGCGGCCTCCGCTCGAATCTTCGAGTCCGGGTCAGTCGAACCCGAAACCAAACTACCAATGATGTTGATAGCGCCCTGCGCAAACTCGGTCGGCACAGGTCTGTCGGGGTTGTAGCCCGTCGGGCGCGGCAGTTCCTCAAAGTTCCGTGCCACAGGTTGGCCGTCGGCACCCGTGGTTGCCTCAAGCTTTCTGCGGAACTGGTCTCGTTCCCAGACCGTGTTGAACGCCTGCACGAACTGGGTCGGCGGTTTGCGCGACACGCCCGTATTCGGATCAACGACCGCAGGTGCCGTGGTGTCCTCAGCGGGGTAGGTCAGCCAGAAGTCACCTTTCCGCATCAGGGTGAAGTACGGGTCGATGGCCTTCTCTTCGTCGAGCTTCTGCATCAGACGTGCAATCAGCTGGTTCTGAGTAGCCTTGTCGTCGGTCATCTCCTTCACGCGCTCTGACAGCACGGCTTTGATGTCCTCGCGGAACTGCGCAAACATGTTGCGCACCGTCTTGAACAGGTTCCGCATTTCTCCGGTGGAGTCCGAATTGCGCAGCTCGTTGTTCAGCTCGTGCCAGACGCGGGTCTTGTCCTTGTCCATGATGTATTTGGACAGCGGCTGCGTCGGATCGACTTCTTCCAGCGTGGCGCGGCCCATGATCGACATGAGCTTGGAGTACATCTCTGGCTGCTTGATGGCATAGGCCAGCATGTCTTCCATCACGCCCTTGGCACGCTCTTCCATCGCAACGATCTCGCCGCGACGGAGGTCATCCAGCGTTTTCAGCTGGGCGACCTGGGGGAAGTACTTCCCGGCGAGGTCGTTGAACCAGTCAAGGTGCAGAAGGCCGAGCAGCGCGCGACGCGCCGGCATCGGGGTGGACGCCTTCATCTGGTCCGCGAGCTTGTCTCGGCCCGCCTTGTCCCACGCAGGGGCGCTTTGGATGGCGTTGTTGAGCACCGTGCGTGCCACCATGGGGTCTCCCATGGCTTTCTGGAACACGCTATCGGGTAGCACCGATGGTGCCTCGGACAACAGGCCATCAACCAGACGGTGGAAGCGGTCCAGCCCGGTCTCCGTGGTCTTTGTGGTCTGGGTCTTGGTCCGACGCGGATAGGGCTTCGACGGACGGCCAATCAGTCCGCGGAGGAAGTTGCCGATAATCTCCTTGAACCGCTCCCAGTTGGTGAGCGGCAGCTCGACCCGGGCGGAGGTGTAGTCGGTGAACTCCGTGCGCTTCATCAGATCGCGCAGGCCGTTGTCGTTTGCGCCCATGGCGACACGACCGTAGGCCTCGGCCATGAACTCCCGCAGACTGGTAAGCCCGTAGAACTCAGCCGGGTACTCACCGCGCAGGTTCGGTGGGGAGACTTGCGCCTGCATGGATTGCAGCAGCGACTCAAGCTGCTTGATGACCGGGTGGTTCGGCTGCGTGAAGGACAAGTTTGCCGTCACCGCATGCGCCATCTCGTGCATAAGCACGTGGGCGTCCATGCCGGTCTGACCGTTCAGGTAGATGATGTTTGTTTGCTCTGGATTAGAGCCCGATGGGGCTGCCCAATAGAAACCACGGTTATCGCCGATGTTATCAGCTGGCTCTCCGGGATAGACCACCTTCACACGAGTGGTCCCCGCAAAGTCTGCGAAGCGTGCTGCGAGCGCAGCCAAATCGGCGTTGTTGGTCGTCGCCGAAAGTGCCCGCAGTGCCAGTCGGAGATTTCCACCGTCCAGTGCCATCTTGACCGAGTAGTGCAGCTCACGGTCCATCGCAGCCAACGGGTCAGTGGACATCGCCTCACTGATGTAGCCGGATTCTTTCGCGGCCTCCGTCCGTGCCGCTTTGGCTTCAAGGCGAGCCTTACGTTGCCGCTCTACATGGTCGGTATCAGAGAGCCACGTCTTTTGGTTCTTGTTCTGCTGATTGCTCAGAGAGATGCGGAAGTCAATTTCGGCCTGCACCGCAGGAGACATCCGGTCACGGATAAACCCCAAAGCCTCCTTAGCCGCAGTGCGCCCAGTACCGGCGAAGAAAGCCTTATACGCAGCGTCTGTGCCGGGCTCGGCACGATACTTGCCATAAGGAGCCGTCAGGTCGTCCACTATCATCAGGATAGCGTCGATAGGACGAAGCGCCTTGGAGAAATAGAGCTTAGCGGCTGCGGCTCGCGGTGGGAGCACGTCGTCTTTGAGCCCCAGAAGATTTAGCACGATAGTTTTGTCGGCGGCTGTTAGTGGGTCTTTTGTCCCGAGCTTCATACCAGCCTCGTTCAGAAGCTGCGCACCGATTTTCACATTGAGTGGCGTAACCGCCGCGTAGCGGTCGGTCAGAACCTTATCCAGCTCCGCATCTGCATTGGTTTTCGGCAGCGGCGGAGTCGGGCGGATACCCGGACCCATGCGGTATAGAGGAACAACCGGGCGCGTCAGGCTCGGCGGAGTGCCCAGAGGGGTCGGGGTTAGTGCAGGCTGCTCTGCTCCCGCTGCTGTATCAGTACCCACAGGCACCGACAAATCTCCTCCCAGTCCGATGCCTCCAAGTGCTGCAGGCTCTTGGGTGGGCTGAGCGTCGCCAGCGGGCTGTCCGAGTCCCTCCACGCCTTGTCCACCACTCGGAACGCCAGCTCCCACTTCTTCTGGCTGAGTTTCTGCAGTCTGGGTGACATCGGAGACCTCCGGTTCAGCGGCAAGCGTCGCGGCCTCGGGCTCAGGCGCAGGCGCAGGGGCAATCTCAGTCTCAGGCGCAGCGAGTAAATCTTTCTGCACGGGCTGGCCGGTAATGAGCGAAGCGGCGAGCGCCTTCTGCTCGGGCTTTGCCTTGGGGTTCTGGGCCCAGCTGTCCAGTGCCTTGATGACTTTTGCGTCCTGCACGGGTTTGCCGACCAGCTTGCGCAACGACGCCGACTTGGCCGGTCCGACACCCAACTGCGTTACCAGATCATCCGTCAGGACCTGAGCGGGCTTTACCTCCGGCGCTTTCGGCGGAGTAGGCGAAGTGGGGGAAGGCGCTGCCTCTATGACCCGCAGCAGGTCTGTAGGGGTGCTTACAGACGCGCCGGTACGATCAACGCGCAGCACGGTAAGGCTATCATCGGCACTTTCCACTGTGGCGGCGTCACCGTTCCAGTACACCTTTGCTCCGGGCGAGACGGGCCGACCGAAAAGATCGGTCGGCGTAGAGGCTTTCACCATTGGAGCAGCAGTGCGCGTTTCCGGGGCGTACTGCGCTGCGGCACGCTCGAAGGCGTCGGCTTCGCTCTCAGGTTCCGGCAGGTCTACCGTGGGCTGTGGCGCTGCCACCGGAGCCGGTGCGGTATCAAACAGTTCTTGCTGCGTTGCAGCGCCAAACTCCGAGGCATATGCCGAGTCCGGCAGATCAGGTGGCATTACGCCGGACGCCGAGGCGGTAGCCTGCGCCTCCATGGTGCTCTTGAAGGCACCGAGCTGTGCTTGGACAGGCTCCGGCAGCTCTGCGATGTAGTTCAGCGCGGCTCTTGCCGCGAGCTGCTCGGCCTCTGGTTCGCTCGCACCGCTATCCAACGCAACAGCAAGACGCTCATCATAGATGCCCCGTGCATCGACTGTGCGCTCAGTGGCCTCCTCTTCGGAGACAGTGGGAGCCACGATCCGCGGCGCTTCCGGCGGCGCTTCACCCTCCGTGGTCGGTACCTCTTCTGGCGCAGCTCCCGGCGCGGCCTCTGCTACTCGAGGGCCAGCAATACCACCGATACCGCCAGCACCAAAGCCGAGCACACCGCCAGCCACCCCAGCGTCAATGTATTCTTGGATGGCGTCTTCGCTATCGACGGGCAGACCTGCCTGCTGACGCTCGAGCATCTGCTGGCCAATTTCGTTCAAGCCCTCGGTCGTGCCACCAATAGCGGCTCCAGAACCAACTCGAGTGAAGAGCTTAGCACCGGGGCGCAAGAAGACCCCCGCACCTGCAATGGCGTTAGTTACAGCAGTGAGCGCCGACTGCCCGACCGTGGCACCCAGTGCGTCGGTGAGGTCCACAGCAGCTTTGCGGCCAGCCGCGACTTCTTCCTCTTGGCGCTGCACGTTGGCACCAAACAGCATCGGCGCTTCGACGAGACCCGAGCCTACACCGAAACCAGCCAGAGCCCCGCCGGGGCCAGCTGCCAGACCGCCAGCAACAGCACCGGCTGCGCCACCAGCAAGGCCGACACCAAGTTGCGGAATCTGTTCACCGGCAAGCTCGCCAGCGTAGCTGAGCCCTGCGCCAATCGTCGGGAAGAAACCTTCGGCAGCCGCTACATCTTGGCGGGTCGTCGGTGCGGGCTGCAGCATGCTCAGCTCAAACTGGCGCTGCGCCGCCGCTTCTTCCATACCCCGACCGTATTCGGCGATGCTGGGCAGGCCTACCTGCTGGCCAATGGTCTCGACCGTGGTGCCAAGGACAGACTTCGCACCGGCTTTACCGCGCTCAAAGCCACGCCCGATGGCGGTGCCATCGTCTGGTTCAGCAAGGGGATTGCCCATAGTGGCTTCATAGCGCTGGGCAAAGCCCGACTCTTTTGAGGCTACAAAGGCACGGATGCGCTCTTGTTCCGTAGCTGACGGAGTGTCGCCCTTGATGTTGATCGTGTAAGTACGTCCGCTAAGACGACCCGGAACCTGAATGGTGCCCATGCGACAACTCCTGTGTTTGGTGGGAGTATACGCAAACGCACCGCTCTAGGCTAGACGACTTTATTGGTCAGCGAGATCGGCGGACGTTTCATCTTCGCCCGTGTCTAGAGGTGCCCCGTACAAGAGCTGCTGGCGATATGCCAAAAGTGCATCTCGCTGCTGCCGAGCCGAGGCTAGCTGCATTTCATCCTCCGGCGTAAGCTCCGCACCCATAAGCATCGGGTTGTTGAGTATCGTGTCTAGGCGTTCGATATCCGCGTTAATCTGGGTAAAGAGACGGCCTTGACCTGCGGAAATACCGCCAAGTCCGCCGCCACTGCGAGCGGCTTTGGCACGGGCTGCACGGGACTGCTCGAGGGCACCGAGGATTTCCAGCTTCTCTTTGTCGTACTGATCCCGTGCCAAGCGCATGGCCTCCACACCCTTGAGCCCAGCTTCGCCGAGAGCGCCACCGAGCGTGGGCTGGCGAGACGACATGAGGTTCAAGCCGACTTGGGCCAGAGCCA